CAGCTGGTTCAGCTTCTTCAGGCGGATCAGTTACAATTAATCCTTTTGAAGTAGTAGGTCCTGCAGCACAATCCTATGGTTATGGTTATGGTGTTGGTAATTATGGTGGTACAATTACAGGTGCTGCTCAATCAACTTTAGACGGTGCGTTGGCCGCGGATACTAATGGTAACAATGGTTCAGCTACACAAATTAGATTAGCATCTACTACAGGTTTTCCTTCAAGTGGTGGAACGATTGCAGTAGGTAGTGAATTAATAACTTATACAGGTGTAGCAGGCGCAGAGCTAACAGGTATTTCTAGAGCACAAAAAGGAACGTCTTCAGCAATACATAATACTGGTGCTACAGTTACAAACGCTACAGAATTTACAGGATGGGGAGATGCAGTTGATGCAGGTACTATTACTCTTGAACCAGGACTTTGGTCCTTAAGTAATTTTGGTGATGTATTAGTTGCAACTATTGGAAATGGTAAAACATTTACTTGGGATTCTTCTATTGCAGCAAGACTATCTACAAGAGCATCTACAACTACATCAGGATTTCAAACTACAAATAATCCTACAGCTACAAGAACAACTTTAATTTCACCAACCACACGTCACTTAATTCATTTTGGAACTGAAACAACTATTGGTAATCCTACTACACAAGATGATATGTTTATAAGATTTTCTGAAGATGAAAATATAAATGCATATGTTCCAGAAGCAACTAACACAGCAGGTACACAAAGAATACAAGATGGTACAAAAATTGTTGGAGCATTGGTTGCAAAAGAAAACATTCTAGTATGGACAGATAATGCACTATACACAATGAAATTTGTTGGAGCTCCTTTTACATTTGGCTTTGAACAAGTTGGTACAAACTGTGGATTGATTGGTAAGAACGCAGCAATTGAAATTGATGGTGTTGCTTACTGGATGGGTAATAATGGTTTCTTCTCTTTTGATGGTACTGTTAATACGTTACCTTGTAGTGTTGAAGATTATGTTTACGATGATGTTGATACTACAAAAGGTCAACAAGTAAACGCAGGTATCAATAACCTATTTACAGAAGTTACTTGGTGGTATCCAACATCAGGATCAGAATTTAATAATAGATATGTAGTATTTAACTACGGTCAAAACAATGCACAATTACCTATGGGTAATTGGTATACAGGTACAAATACTAATTCTATTAGAACAACTTGGATTGATTCATTAGTATATCCAAAACCTTATGCTACTGCTTTTAATAGTTCCAACACAGGAACTTTTCCTGTTGTACAAGGTGAAACAGGATTAGGTCAAAGCGTATTGTTTGAACACGAAACGGGAACCGATCAAGTAAATCCAGATGGTAGTGTAACCACACTTACTTCTTTTATTCAATCATTTAGTTTTTCTTTGCAACCAGATCAAGCAGAAGTATTTTTAGCGATGAGAAGATTTTTACCTAACTTCAAAGTATTAACTGGTAATAACCAAGTAACATTATCTATAAAAGATTTTCCATCACAAGATGATATAGAAACTGCATTAAGTCCTTTTACAATTACTTCTAGTACCTTAAAGTAGATACAAGAGCAAGAGGTAGATACGCTAACGTAAAAATAGAAAATACAAGCACAGGTGAAGCATGGAGATTTGGTACGTTCCAAGCTGACCTACAACCAGATGGAAGAAGAGGATAATGACTAAAGTTGTAGTAAGATTACCTGAACCTAAAAAAGAATATAGTGAAGATAATCAAAGACAAATTAACAGAGCGTTAACTACAATCATTGAACAATTAAACTCTACGTACTTAACACAACTTAAAGAGGACTCGGAAAGATATACGTGGTTCGGATTAGGATAAATGGCAAATATATATAAAAACCAAAAATTAGATTTAACAACTAACACAGTTACAACTTTATATACTGTAGCATCTAACTCTAGAGCTATTGTAAAATCTATATTAGTTTGTGATGATACAAATAATGGTAGTGATATTACAGTTGACTTATTTGATGGAGATCCAGCATCAGCTAACAAATTTACTATATTTCAAAATAAAGCTATAGCAGGTAATGCTACAGAACAATTATTAAATGAGCCTTTGATTATGCAAGAAAGTGAAGTATTACAAGTAACCGCTGCAGATGCAAATAGATTGCACGTTGTAGCATCAATATTAGAAATCAACAGGGAGGACAGATAATGTCATTTGTAGAAACAGAAGCTTCAGTTAGATATGAGATAATTAACGGTAAAAAGGTACCTGTAATTACACCTAAATGTGAAGTCACTTTAACTAATACAGTAACGGGCCAAGAATATATGTCTGACGCAGAAGCATTGGCAGATGTACAAAATGTTAATACAGATACTAAGGCAGAGCATATAAAAAGAGACGTAAATATTACTGTAGAAGAGATAAAAATAGGCGCTGACTTTAATATCAGCGATTGACGAATGTATAAAAACCTAGTAAATTGTGAGATACTCGCCTATTTACAAGTGTTGCGTACTTGCTTTAACACCAACAATATAAAAAGAAACTATGGGATTATTCAAAAAAATAACCAGACCATTTAAAAAAGCAGCAGAAGTTGTAACTAAACCTTTTGCAAAGATTACTAATAAATTATTACCAAACGAATTAAGATTTTTAGCACCTTATGCAGCTGGTATTGGTACACTTATGTTACCACCAGGAATGGCACCATACTTAAGGGCAATGTCAGCAATGGGATTAAATACTGCTGGACAAATTGCAGCCGATGAAAGTGCAACTGGTGAGATAGATGATATAAATTTAATGTCTACAGCATTATCAGGTGGTCTTGGATATTTAGGCTCTCAAGACGTTACACAAGGGGGTGAATCAGGAATGGGAATTAGAGGTGGTGTTGAACGTGCAGGTGGAATGAATCCTGCCGAAGCTGCAGCTCGATTTGGTGAAGGAACTCCTCAAGCTTTAGAAGCAGCAGGTTCAGGAGGTGATTTAGGATTTTTACAAGGTGCAGAGAATGTAGGTAGAGAAGGAGTAGCAGCTTTATCAGATTTTGTACAAGGAACTAGACAAACATTATCAGATTTAGGACAAGATCCAGGAAGTTTATTTAGTAGCGCAAACAAATTTAAAGGAGCAAGAGATGTAGGAAAAGCATTAGGCGCAACAACAACTTTAGGTACAGGTGACGTGGCTTACGAAGCGGCGATAGATGCACAAGATGCATATGAACGAGCAGATTTAGAAGAACAAAGACTAATCGACGAAACAACAACAGCTGACGAAGAAGAGAGAGCTAATCTACAAATGACATTTATGAGACAAGCAGATATACCGGAAGAAACCATTGAAGAAACTTTAGTAGTAAATGATTTAGGAGACTATTATGAACCACCTGTTCAAGTAGCAGCTCAAGGTGGAATCATTGGACTTAAAGAAGGTGGTATGTTAGACTTCGGCGGAAGAGAAATGGATTTAAGAACTGGTGGGTTTGTACCTATTGGTAAAAAAGAAAGAGCAGATGATGTACCTGCTAGACTTTCTAAAAATGAATTTGTAATGACTGCAGATGCAGTTAGAGCAGCAGGTGGTGGAAGCGTCAATGAAGGAGCAAAACGTATGTACGAAGTAATGAACAATTTAGAGGCTAGAGCATAATGGCAGTAGATCAAACACAAGTCTTACCGGCACCGGTACTAGAAGCAGCCTTAACGGCCTTTACACAAAAGTTACCTCCTTTAATGGGGCAACAAATTAATACGGCAGCATACGATCCACAAGTTGCAGCACAAACAGCTTTACAAACAGGAGCGTCACAAGCAGCAGCTGGTTTAGGATCTTTAGTTGGACCAGATGCGTACCAACAATTTATGTCTCCTTACCAACAACAGGTAATGGATACAACATTATCAGAATTTGACAGACAACAAACAATAGGACAACAAGGTTTAAGAGATCAAGCTATACAAGCTGGAGCTTACGGTGGTGGTAGAGAAGGCGTAATGCAAGCTCAATATATGAATCAAGGTGCAGCCAACAGAGCACAACTACAAGCACAATTATTAAATCAAGGATTTATGCAATCGCAACAAGCAGCAGCACAAGACTTAGCGGCAAGACAAGGACTTGGACAATATCAACAAGCATTAGGTCAAGCTGATCAAGGATTTGCACAAGCTCAATTAGATGCTGGTACAATGGCAGCAAGAGAAGCAGAGTTTGAACCGTTTACAAGATTAGGTTTAGTTGGACAACAACTAGCACAAATACAACCAGGCGCATTCCCGACTACAACGATCGGGTATCAACAAAGCGCGGCACCAGCAAGTCCAATGGCTAGCTTCTTAGGAGGCGCAGCAGGAGCAGGCGGTGTACTAGGTAAGTTAGGAATATTTGGATAATGAGTAGAATTTTAAGAAGACCAATGTTTAGAGGTGGTAAAGTTTCTAGTTATGGAAACGGAATTGCTACAGGTTTAGGTTACAAAAAGGGTGGATCAGTTCAACAAAGACCTGGTTACTATGTTGGTGGAATAATTGCAGCACTTAACGCAGCAAAAAATTTTGTTCCAGGAGCCTACAGAGGTTTCAAAGCAGCAAGAGCATATCAACCTTTTTCAAAAAATTTAGGTTTTATGGGTAGAGCAAAAGATTTATTTAAACCTAAAGCAGGTTTAGGTGCTCCTATGGCTGAACAAGGAGCTGGTGCAGGATTTAGAACTGGTTCTTTTTTAAGATCTAATCCTCTTATAACAGGTGCTATTCTTCCACAAACTTTAGATAAAGGTTATAAGGCCGGTGAGTATTTAGCAACAGAAGCTTTGCCCGCAGCAGGAAAAGGAATTGTAGATTTTTTAATACCTGGAGAAAAATATGATTTATTTAATGATGACCCAAATAAAAAAACAGACGAAGAAAAAAAACTTTTAGAAGCAGAAGAAAAAGCGAAAAGAGAGGAAGAGTTTAGAGCTTATATGGAACAACTATCTAAAAATAAAGTAGATGAAATTAAATCAGGTATAGGTGGTAAAGAACAAATAGACGTTGACAAAAAAATATTTGCTGATGCTTTAGGTAAAAAGAAAGCTAGAATAGAAGATGCTTCTAATATGGCATTAGGTTTTGCTGCTAGAGCTTTTGAAGATGAAGCAACAACTAAAAGCGCATTAGGTAAATTCTTTGCAGATGAATCTAAACGACCAAGTGCTGCAAGCAAAATAGATCAAGCAGCTGGATCAGCAGCAATTAATAAATATATTAAAGGTGAAATTTCTAAAGCAGAACTAGATAAATTCTTTGCTCAAACAGATTACAAAATGTCTTTTGCAAGTAAAAGAGGTAAAGCAAATATAGCTGACAATATAGTTGAAGCTGCTAGATCTTTTGGTACAGCATATAAATCAATAGATTTTGGATTAAGAAAATCTTTTCCTGAAGCAGGAACACCAAATAAAATGGATGCAAGTGAAGGACAAACAGTAGATAAAGTTCCATTAACTGTTGATAATATAGGTCAAATATTTATTGAAGATGAAGCTCCTTATAAAGCAATAATGATAATAGAACAAGATGGTCAATTAATCAGAGATCCTCTTAATTAAGGAGATTAAATGGTAACTTTACCAACTTTAAACAATCAAAATAAAAATCAAAAAAAAGATTACGGTTTAACTGAATCTATATTAGCGGGTGTAGGATCAGGTGTATTCAAAATATTTGAAGGTGCTGCAACATTAGGTGCAACTCTTTTAGATTTAGGTGTAGATAAAAACAGAGCAGAAGCAGTTGAAGCATACTTTGATGAAATTAATCCTTTTGATGAAGCAGCAGAAGCGACAGCTGCAGGAAAAATTACAGAACTTATTGTTAACATCGGTATACCAGGGGGTCTTGCATTTAAAGCAGGATCAGGTTTGACCAGAGCAACTTTAGAAGCAAAAAAAGCTGGTAAATATTTAAGCAGAAATGAAAAATTAAAAAGATATGGTAAAGGTGCGTTAGCAGGTGGTGTGGCCGAAGGAGTTTTTGTAGGAGATGTAGAAGATGCTGGTACCTTTGGAGATTTTTTAGGTGGGCCTACAGAAATAGATAGAGAATCTAAAACACCAGAAGCAGAATTAGCAAACAGATTAAAATTTGGTATTGAAGGTGGATTGTTTACATTAGGTATTGGAGCAGGTGCAAGAGGTATATCTAAATTAAGAAATCAATCAGGTACAGGTAAAGCGATTACAGATCCTATGTCTAGATGGATTGATAAATGGGTATCCAGACCTTTAAGAGCAAGAGGTCCTATGGCACAAGAAGGTTTTGAAGCAGAGAAAGCATATCAAGGATTATTAGGTAGAGATACGAACGTAGCAGAAAACGCTATGATTAAAATAGATACCATTACAAATAGAATACTTAAGAATTTTAAAAAATCTGGTAACAAAGTAGACGAAGGTAAAAGAAAAGAACTATTAAAAAAAATGAATGACATCTTAACCGATGGCAACAAACTTAATCCTAATATTGATGATGCGGGTAAAGTTACTTTAAATTCTATTGATGAAACTAAAGTTGTAGATTTTTCTAATGACTTAATAAATAATTACAAAGCAGATCCTAAAGATGTAGCAGAGCTTGTACAAAACTTTAACTCTATGCGTGGAACGTGGTCAGAACTATTTACATTAATGGGTTCAAGATTAACACCTAGTGCATTAGAAGACTTTCAAAAAGTAATTCCAAAAGCAATTAATAGTGTATTAGACAGAGGTTATGAAGTATTTAAAAATAATCCTATGTCTGTTGCGGATAACTATGGACCTAGCAGTAAAGTAATTAATACAGCTGTTAAAGAATTTATAGATGAAGCTGCTAACAAAGGTGTAACACTTTCTGAGGATGTAGCAAAAGGTATGGTTAATGAAGTGTGGAACAATGCTAAATTACCTAGAGGTGTTATGATGAATGAAGGAACTAAATCAGGTGTAGTTAGATTAAACTCTGTACCTAATTTCTTTTTAAAATCAGAAGCAGATAATCTTTTATCTAAAAAAGGTGACTTTGTAAAAACATCTGGTGGTAAAAACTTGTCAGATTTAACAGGTGTAGGAGAACAAGTTATTAAAAAATTATTAGGTAAAGCCGAAAACCCTATGTCAACTATTGTTGAAGGTACCAATGCTTTATCTATACAAGTAAGATTAAATCAATACCTGGATGATCTTGTTAAACAATCTAATGTTTTAAAAAAGAATTGGGATGCTTGGGACTCTGGTGGTAGAGTTGGACCAGAACCAAGAGTGCCTTTTCTTGTAGATAATCCTGGTGAAGCTAAAAAATATTTTGGTGTTAACGCAAAGAATAATGTTGACTATGAAATTATTGCACCTGCAGAAGGTGGATCAATTAGATCTACAAAGCTTGGTAGATTTGAAGACATTGATGCAAAAATTAAACCTGTTGATGATATAGAAGCAGCAAGACTAGAAGAACTAGGAATTATAGATGAACTTACAAATCCTATTGCTGGTAAGTATGCACTATCAGATTATGCACAAGCATTAAAAGAAGTAGACAACTTAAAGAAAAAAGATTTACCTGCAACACTATATCAAAACTTAGTGTTGTATCCTAAAGCTACATCACAAATGGCTAAAACAATTCTTGCACCATTTACTCACGCAAGAAATTTTATTAGTGCTGCAGCGTTTGCAGCTGCAAATGGTTTTGTACCATTTGGTAATACTAAAGATGTTAAGAGAGCATTTGATGCATTACAATTAAAAGGATTTAGAAAAGACAATGAATTTTATCAAGAACTATTAGAGCTTGGTGTGGTTAACTCACAAGTACAAGTAAGACAAGTTATGGATCTAATGGAAGATGTTAAGTTTGGTGAAGTGTTAAACAAAGTAGGTGCAGACTACAATGGTTTTAATACTTTTATGAAAGGATTAAAGAAAACACAAAAGTTTGCACAAGATGCATACACAGCTGAAGATGATTTCTGGAAAATATTTACATACCTTGGTGAGCAATCAAGACTTAAAAATGCTTATCAAGCAAAAGGTTTACAATTAGGTGACGATATTGTGGAAGTTATTACAGATGCAGAAGGCAGAAAATTTGACAGAAAGATTGGTGTATTTAATGATGAGTATTTAAAAAAACAATCAGCTAAATTAGTTAAAAACAATATACCTAACTATGCTTTTGTATCAGAATTTATTAAAGGTTTAAGAAAATTACCTGTTGGAAACTTTGTAGCTTTCCCTGCAGAAATTATGAGAACAGGTACAAACATTGTATCTACAGCATTAGATGAAATATTTTTTACTGCAAGAATAAATGGTAAAGAAGTTAATCCATTAAGAGCTAGAGGTTTACAAAGATTAACAGGTATGACAGCTACTACAGCTGCATTGCCACTTGGAACTGTTGCAATGTTCCAAACTTTAAATGATGTAAGTGATGAAGAACTAGATGCAATGAGAAGATATGTACCAGAGTGGTCAAAAAATTCTGTGTTAGTTCCTTTTAAAGACAAAGAAGATAAACTTTCTTATGTAGATTTTTCACATTTAAATGCATACGATACTTTAACAAGACCTATACAAACTGTAGTTAATGCAGTAACTTCTGGTAGAGAAGACAAAGATGGTATTATGGATGATTTTATTTTAGGTTTAATAGAATCTACAAAAGAAATTGGTCAACCTTTTATATCAGAATCTATTTGGACAGAAGCATTACAAGATGTTGCACCTATTCTTGGTAGAGGTGGTGTAGATGCATCAGGTAGAGAAATTTATAACAAAGATCCGGCAATTGATCCTATTGGTAGTAAAATTATGAAATCAGTTGCACACCTTGTTGAAGCACAAGCACCTCTTAACTGGAGACAACTTGGTAGATTAGGTTTAGCTATTAGACCTATTGATAGTTTAGGTAAATACGATGATCGTGGTAATGAATATGAATTAGGAAATGAACTACTTGGTATTGCTGGTTTACGTAGAGTAAAAGTAGATCCTCGTAAATCTTTAAATTATAAAATTACAAATTTTAAAGATGGTGTTAGAGATGCTAGAAACATTTTTACCAGACAAACTTTAAGAGGTGGTGTAGTTACTCCAGAAGAAATGGTAAATTCTTATATAGCTGCGAATAAAGCTTTATATGAAATTAATAGAAGAATGTTTTTAGATGTAGATGCTGCAAAAATATTAGGAATGAATGAAAGTGAATTAGAAACTAGTTTTGATAATAGAGGAGAGTCAAGAAATTTTAGTTATTTAAATGAAGGTTTATTTAAACCTTACGTGCCATCAAGAGATGTACAAGAATTATTTGCTAAAAGAGCAGAGGAACTTGGTGCTCCTAATCCATTTGATGCAGCAGTGGATGTAATGGATAGAATTAGAGATATTTTAGAATCTGTTACTGTTAGAGGAGATGTATTCCCTGACATAGAAAACCCTTTTAGTAACTTACCAGAACCTACACTAGGTCCTGCAGCCTCATTGCCCGGCCTACCCCCACTACCAAATACAGCGCTTGTAAACAATGCGCAGTTTGGTAATATTGATCCTGTAAGCAGATTGACATTGGCAGAAGAGACTTACTTAAGTCCACTAGAACAATCTTACAGAAAAAAACAAAGAACAACATAATGAGTATTAAACCAAAGACAACAAGAGAACATATTTTATCCCTTTACGGCCATATATCTGGCGTTAAGAAAAATTTATCACACGTACACCAAGACGTAGAAAAATTGGGCGGTAAGATAGACAAGTTCTATTGGGTTCTTTTGACTGTTGCGGGAACAGCAGTCGTCTTTGTGTTAGAAAGGATGTTTAACTAATGCAGATTTCACGTAATTTCAGCCTTCAAGAGCTTATTAAAAGCGACACAGCTATCAGGCAGGGCATTGATAACAATCCTAATTCTGATCAAATAGAAAAATTAAAATTACTTTGCGAAAATATATTACAACCCGTAAGAGATCACTTCGGCAGAGTTAAAATTACTAGCGGATTTCGTAGTCCAAAATTGTGTCTAGCCATTGGTAGCTCAGCAGATTCACAGCACGCAAAAGCAGAGGCGGCAGACTTTGAATGTTTAGGAGTTGACAACGCAGAGCTTGCTGACTGGATTCAAAAGGAGTTAACCTATGACCAGCTCATCTTAGAATTTTACACACCCGGCGAACCTAACTCGGGATGGATACATTGCAGCTGGATCGCGGATACTCCAAGAGCTAGTTTTTTACACGCATATAGAGAAGAGGGTCGTACAAAATACAAACCCGTACTTGGCAAAGCCACAGAAATATTAAAGTAGCCAAGATGAAAAATAGTTTACTTGTTCACAAACATTTAATTATTCGTGCTGAAGCAAGTAAACCACCAACAGATGAAGAATGGCTAAAAGATTGGATGATGGGTTTTATAGAATCCATTGATATGAAAGTCTTTATGGGTCCTTATGTAAAGTATTGTAATATGCCTGGTAACCGAGGTATCACAGCTGTTGCTATTATAGAAACATCACACATTGCTATGCATATTTGGGATGAACCAAAGCCTGCACTGATGCAACTAGATGTTTATAGTTGTGGTGATTTTAGTCCTACAGATATTTGTAATAAGATTATGAAAGACTTTGACATTCATAAGATAGAATACAAATACTTGAATCGCGAAACGGGATTAGTTGATTTATAATTTTCGACAAAAAAAACTTTTATCTTAGAAAATCCTATACTATTGTGGTGGCTCGTTACCACAAATATAACCAATAACTTTTTTACCTTTGTATTCGTGATAAACACGATTAGTCATAAAAGTGTGTTTCTTTTTTTCTTCTACTTTTACGTTGTGATAAAACCAACTACTACAACTGCTATTTATTTCAAACGTATCCATCTTGATGTCTCCACCAAAGGTTAGATACAACAAAGTAATTATAATGGGTTTCAAATCCAGTCCCTTAGTTCTTCGCCCATTACTTCTGTAGCGATATTAATTTTTTTACGTAAAGCTTTTCTAATCTTTTCATCTATAGTTTTTGGTGCTATAAGATCTATGTATGTTACCGACTTCTTTTGACCTATTCTGTGTGCTCTGTCTTCTGACTGTAGTCTTTTTTCTAAATCATATCCATTAGAGTAATAAATCATATTATTTGCAGCAGTTAATGTAATACCATAACCACCTGTCTGTGGGTTACCTACAAAGAATCTAGCTTTAGAGTCTGGGTCTTGAAACTTTTCTATATTTTTTTGCCTATGTTCTGCCTCAATTGCGCCATAGTATTGTACTATAGAGTCTTCACCGTATTTTTTAGATACAGCCTTCACTATTCGCTTAATATCATAAACATAATTAGCCCAAATAATAACTTTACCTTCTACTTCTTCTAATAAATCTAACAATGATGTCATACGATTGTTTTTTATTTCTGTAATAGTATCATCATCATTTTTTAAATGACCACAAGTTATCTGATGTAATCGCATAAGTTGTGTTAGTACGTGAGGCGCTGTTGCTAGCTTACCTTTTAGTTGAGCGAGGGCCGCGGACTTCATCGTAGCATATATTTGTTTTTGTTCATCTGTAAGTTCTACTTCTCTTTGTACATAAGTTTTAGGTGGTAGATCTAAACAATCTTCCTTTAAAACACGATAAGAAAAGTCTTTTAGTTTGTCTGATAATTCACCCAATCTTTTATATCCTCCTACAATCTGTACTCTACGTCCACCAAAATTTCTATCTAGCATAGTAGCATATCTATTTCTAAACGCATAGTAACTATCAAAGCCAAGTAAAAAACTATCAAGAAATCCACACTGTGTGTATAAATCTAGTGGTGATTTAGTTACAGGAGATCCTGTAAGTATTCTTCTGTATTGTGCAAGTAAACCTAAAGATAATATGGCTTTAGTTCTTTTTGCAGTTGGAGTTTTTATAGTTGTAGATTCATCAATAGCCATTAATGTTTTGTGGCAACTAAGAAACTTTGTGGCAAATTGTAGGCCTTTCTTTGTTGAAAATGATTCTACATTCATTATAAGAATGTGTAAATCTAAGTCTACTTTGAATAATTGTTGATACTCTTTTTCTTTTGTTTTAGATGTTGTAGCCGTCCATAATACAGATTTATGATCTATATGATTAGCTAAATGAGTTGGTATTTCTCCAGAAAACCAGTTTCTATATACACCTTTTGGTGCTATAATTAGCGCCGCATTTATTTTACCTTTATCATAAAGCATAGCTATATTATCTACTAATACTTTTGATTTACCCGTACCCATTTCCATAAAGTACGCATACTCTTTTTTATCCCACGATTTTTCTAATGCAGTCAATTGATGTGCATAAGGCTTAGTCTTAAATTTATAGTTCATAATTTTTTTATTCTTTCTAGTTGACAATTATATAAACACTACTATATAAGATGTCAAGAACTAAGAAATGAAAAATAAAATATTTGAGTTATACAAACCGGAGTCATTAGCAAACTTTTTAGAGTTTCATAAAAGTAATCCTAATGAAAAATTTGTTTATGTAATTCAACAACCCCCACCTAATATAAATATATTAAGTGCGTCCGACTTTGGGTATCTTGTAATTTGTTTGCCTAATAGAGATCAGGCAATATTTTCTACTGCACCTTATGTACAGAAGATGAGAAAAAATTTACAAGACTTTCGCAAAGAAGATTATTTACTTGCTGTAGGAGATCCTGTAATAATAGGTATCTCAACTTGGTTAGTAGGTGAAACTACAAACGGACAGTTTAATATGTTGAAGTGGGATAAACGTGAATATAGATACTATCCATTAGAAGTGGACGGATATCAGAAAGGATAACAATGAGTCAAGACGTAAGAAATATGATGTTAGAAGATTCTAAAGATCTTTTAGATAATGTAGAAGTTTCAACTGTTGCACAAGAATGTGTAAAGTTAAAACAAAAAGAGGATGAGATTGCATCGTTAGAAGAGCAACTCAAAAGTAAAAAATTGGAGGCTGATGATATCAGCTCTCGTGTAATACCAGAATTACTAGCAGAACAAGGACTATCAGAAATTAAGTTAGCTGATGGATCTAAAGTATCTGTTAAAAAAGAATTTAGGTGCACTCTTCCAAAAGATGAAGCGAAGAGAACTGCAGCCTATCAATGGCTTCGTGATCAAGGGTTAGGAGATATTATTAAAAACAATGTCTTTGTAACTTTTGGTAAGGGAGAAGATAACAAGGCTGAGCAATTGCTTAACCTTGCAGCAGAGAATGGGTTTGAACCACAACAGAAATCTGATGTGGCTTGGATGACATTAACTGCTCTATTCAGAGAGCGTATCGAGTCCGGGCTCGATATGCCATCTGATGTCTTTAGTACGTGGATTAAAGACAAAACTAAAATCACTCGGAAATAACTAATGGAGAATGTATAATGGCTAATGAAATAAAAGCTAAACAAAACGCATCACTAGCACTGTTTGGTGATGATGTATCCAAAGGTTTTGAGAATATGACACAAGAAGATATGGCGTTACCATTTGTCAGAATCTTAGGACAGCTATCACCGCAGGTAACTGATGGTGATGCAAAGTATATAGATGGTGCCAAACCAGGTATGATCTATAACACTGTTACCAGCGAACTTTACGATGGTAAAAAAGGTATCAAGGTTATTCCTTGTTATTACAAAAAAGATTATCCTGAATGGTCGGATAGAGGGGATGGTCCAGGTGCTCCTGTGGCTGTACACTTACCGAACAGTCCGGTAATCGCAACAGGTAAGAGAGATGGATCTAAAATTAGATTACCTAATGGTAACTATTTAGAAGAGACAGCTTCTTACTATGTAATGATTGAGACAAAGAACGGTGGTTATACACCTGCTTTGATCACAATGAAATCAACTCAATTAAACGTTAGCAAAAAATGGAATTCAATGATGAAGACCATACAAATTGCTGATGGTAAAGGGGGATTTGCTATACCTCCTATGCACGGAGTTGTTTATAATCTAGCATCTACCTTACAAAAGAACGACAAAGGTTCTTGGTATGGCTGGGTTGTAACGCAGGACAGAATTTTAGGACAATCAGACAAGGCTTTGTATTTAAGTGCAAAGGATTTTTCTGGGAATGTATCTAAAGGGACCGTTCAAACAAAAGCTGATGTAGAAGAGAAGGTTAAGGACTCAACTCCTTACTAATAAAAATAAGGGGAAAGGAAACTTTCCCCTTTACAAAGAAATGATAAGTGATAATGAACAAATTCAAAAATATATTTAACGGATTAACTATAGCATATGGACAATATCAACCCGGTGAACGCGGTCAAAACGGAAAACAAAAAGGAAAAGCTTTTATTGTACGTGGTGCCGTCACAGACGAACTCTGGAAAAACCATCTTGAAGGAAAAGGAGCCGCACTCGGAATTATCCCTATTACAGAAGATAACGATTGTCGCTGGGGGTGCATTGATATTGACGAGTATAATTTCAATCACGCTAGCCTCATTCAAAGCATACGAAATCTTAACCTCCCCTTAATCGTTTGCCGTTCTAAATCAGGCGGAGCGCACGTATTTTTATTCACTAAAGAAAATATCCCTGCATCTTTGATGCAATCAAAATTAAAAGAGATGGCCATCATACTTGGTTATGAAGGTTCAGAAATATTTCCAAAACAAACAGAAATTCTAGTGGATCGTGGGGACACTGGGAACTTTTTAAACTTACCCTACTACAATGATATGAAAGGCTTGCGCTATGCTATCAACGATAATGGCTCCGGTTGTACACTTGAAGAATTTTATCAGCTCTATGATAAGTTTTCTTTGCGAAAAGATCAGGTGGAACAAATTAAAACGGAAAAGAAAAAAATAGAAGAAGCATTTCCTGGAGGACCTCCTTGTTTAAACAAGTTAGCATCAACAGGTTTTGGTGAGGGGTCCAGGAATAATGCACTATTTAATGTAGCGGTATATTATAAGCAAGCACATCCAGATACTTGGGAAGATGAAATTGTAAAAGCAAATATGAAATTTATGGAACCACCATTAAGTAATAGTGAGGTTCAACAATTAATTAAATCAGTAAACAGAAAAGGTTATGACAAGTATAGATGTAAAGATGCACCTATCAATGCAGTATGTCAATCTGGTTTATGTAGAACAAAAAGATTTGGTGTAGGATTTGGTGAAGAAGAAATGCCTGTACTTGGAAGTCTAACTAAATACTCATCAACGCCACCACAATGGTTTTTAGATGTTAGTGGAACGCGGATCGAATTAAAATCAGAACAACTTTATAATCCAGGTATGTTTGCATTAGCGTGTTTAGATCAAGCTAATCTAGTTGTACCTGTACCAAAACCAAAAGATTGGAAACAACATTTTTTAAAACCAATGATGCAAAATTTACAAGAAGTAGAACCTTTAGAGTCTTTGAATCCTGTTAATGAATTAACTGGACTACTTCAAGATTGGACTACCAATAGACAGAATGCTAGAACTATAGATGACATATTTAACAAACTTCCTTTTACTGAAGATGGTTTTACATATTTTAGAATGGAAGACTTTTTTAATTTTTGTAAAAGAAATCATTGGGAGAAAGATAAAACTCAAACAGGTAATCTATTAAAACAATTAGATGTATTTGTAGAAGAAGAAAGAGTTAGAGTTAAAAAACAACAACCAAGACTAATTAAAATTAAAACAATGAAACAAGTAGAAGCTTCTACATCTAAACTACCTTATCAAGAAGAACATTTTTAATGTTTGATAAGGATGTAGGAGTTAATTGGCATTTAAGGTTTCGTTT